GGAAGCCAGGAAAATACTTTCATAAGTGGCATAGTGAGAATTGGTTGCGACACCCATATAGAATTTTAAACTTTCAGATATATCTTTCAGACCATAACTGTGGTACACAATTTTTTAATGAAAAGGTTATAAAAAGCGATAAAGGAAAAATGGTAATGTTCCCTGCATATTTTACACATACTCACAGAGGACAAGCTTGTCCTCATAATAAAGATAGATATATGCTTGGAGGATATTTTCACTATTTTGATAAGAGGTTGATGTGGTAGAAACAAGAAGAATTAGAAGAGCTCTTAAACAAGAGTTAGATAAAAAACCCTTGACTGATGCCGATAAAAGATTTATTATGGGATGTATAAAGGCACAAATTAAGCAACCACAACTTACAAATGCTCAGTGGAGAATAGTGCAAGAGATTAGGAACAAATATGAGTAAATATCCAGGTGTTGACAGATTACCAAGTGGAAAAATTAAGTACAGAGGTACTACATTTGATGGATTTAATAAACCTAAAAGGAGTAATCGTGCAGGTAAAAAAGGTATGGTCTTGGCTAAAGAGGGCGATAAGATTAAGCTTATCCACTATGGTGACAGTAGTATGGGTCATAATTATAGCCCTGAAGCCCGTAAGAGTTTCAAAGCAAGACACGGAAGAAATATTGCCAAAGGAAAAATGAGTGCAGCATGGTGGGCAAACAAAATGCTATGGTCTGGCCCAACGGGCTCAAAGAAAAACCCTCCTGCTTCACAAAAACATAAAAAAGGCATGAAGTGATTGGATTTCCTTTTTTCAAGGCTCAAATAGATGGTTGGTTTGAAGGCAAAAAGCACGACCTGATAATGGCTATTGAAGAGGAGTTTTTAGAATATAAAAATCAAAACAAGTTTCAAACAGACAGACACCTCAAGAGAGATTATCACAAAGTTTTTGATTCTGTAGTATCAAATCAATTCGCACAATTTTCTAAAAAAAGTGAAATTAGTTTTGAACTTAAAGATTTATGGACTGTTAGGTACAATACTAATGATTTTCATGTACCACACAATCATGGGTCGACTGGCTTAAGTGGTATATTATACCTAGTAAAAGAATCTGAACACCCTTCAACACAATTTTTACTTCCATGGAACAACATTGAGCATGGTGCAACACAGATTTATACTCCAGATACTATTGAAGGAGATATAATAATTTTCCCTAGTTTTTTAACTCATTGGACAGAACCAAACGTGAGTGAAATTTCAAGGGTTGCAGTGTCTTTTGATTTGAGAATACTATGAACTCAAACAAATTACTAAAGATAATACTGTTACTTATGATGCTCGAAGTGTTAATACACTTTATTGAAATATTAATAGATTTACATATAATAACAATATAGAAAGGAGTGAGATGTGAATAGACATACATTAAAAGAAGAAATTATTTCTGATGAAGGAATGGTTTTTCATATTTATAAAGACCATTTAGGTTACCCAACTGTAGGCTGTGGTCATTTAATTACAGAAAAAGACGAAGAATTTGGTAAACCCGAGGGAACCCAGATTACAGATGAAAGAGCTTCAGAATTGTTTGAAACTGACATAGAAAATGCAATCGATGATTGTAGAAAATTATACACAGGTTTTGAAGTATTACCTCAAGAAGTTCAACATATAATTGTTAATATGATGTTTAATTTAGGACTTCCACGACTTTCAAAGTTTAAAAAAATGAAATCAGCAGTTGAAGTAGCTGATTATAGGATGGCAGCCTCAGAGATGGTTGCAAGCAGATGGTTTACCCAAGTTCCTAATCGTGCTGCTAGATTAGTTGAAAGAATGAGAAAAGCTGACACAAGCGCAAAAGACGGTGTTTAAAATGAACAGTAGTATTACGCTTACTCTTATATACACTCTTGGACATGTTTTAATTGCCATGTGTGTAGTATATTGGGTTACTGGTGCATCTTTTTTTAAGGCAGGATTAGTGGCACTGATAGAACCTGCTATTAACGGAATATGGTTTTACATATTACACACACTGTGGTTATCTAATAAAAATCAAAATAGTATATTGGACAAAAAGGAAAAATTTAGATAACATAGTATAAAAGGAGTAATCTAATGTTAGGATTAAAAGGAATGGCAGCGATGCTTGTTGTCGTTGTCGTAATGGCTGGTGGCTTTTTTCTTTACTATAAAGATACACAAAAGAAAATTGCTACTTTAGTCGGAAATAATGCGAAACTTGAAACAGCTGTTCAAAACCAGAAAGCTACTATTGTTTCGCTAGAGGAAAACTTTGACAAACAAAGTGAGCTTATTACTAGCCTTAGTGTAAAAGCACAAGAGGCTGAAGCAGGTTATAGAAACCTGTCTAACAAACTAAGAAGGCACGATATGGAAGAACGCTCTCGTGCTAAGCCTGAGTATATGGAAACCCTCATTAATGATGGCACAAAAAAACTTTTTGACGAATTGGAGAATATAACGAGTGTACCAAAGCCTGAAGCTAAGCCTACTCCTCCTACTAAGTAGTATTGTACTTACTAGTTGTGGAAGTATAAAAACACTAGAGGTATTTTCTACCCCAGTCGAAAAGAAAATAATACAACCCGCTGACCCAAGACCTGTTAAACTAGAGTTGCTAAACTTTGATGTAGTAACTATTGATAATATTGACGAATTTCTTGCACAAGTCAAGAAAGCACAAAAAAATGATGAATATGTATTTTATGCAATATCACCCAAAAACTTTGAAGTGCTAGCGCTAAACATGCAAGAAATAAAAAGATTTATCATGCAACAACAGGATATAATTGTTTATTATAAAGAGGCGACAGCGTGGGACAAGTAAGGATGACGCATGGAACCGATTACAACATCAATTGCAATTGCAACATCTGCCTTTAATTTAGTATCAAAAGGCGTTGCAGCTGGTAGAGATTTAAATTCTGTACTTGGTAATCTTGGCAAGTACATGGGCGCAGTCAATGATATTGAATACAAATCAAAGAAAAAACCAAGACTGTTTCAAAAAATATTTACAGGCAGTAGCATCGAAGAAGAAGCTATGGAAGCCTTTGCAGCTAAGAAAAAAGCTGAACAGATGACGCAAGAGTTAAAAACATGGATAAATCTTGCCTACGGCCCGAAAGCGTGGGATGAAATACTGCATATGCAGGCTGAAATTAGAAAACGTAGACGTGAATTAATTTACAAAAAGAAAGAACAAGAAGAGGAAATAATAGCAGCAGTATTAACTTTTTTTGGTGTAATGCTAATAGGCGGCATTGCATTTATGATTCTTAAAGGACTTGGAATTATATGAGACTATTTTTATTTATTATTTTATTCTCTACAAGTTTGAATGGTATAGAAAGACCAAGTGCAGTAGAACCACAACTTGACGAAGAGGACAATCCGACTTACTATATGGCATATGGTAAGGGTGATAGGATTGACCCCTCTACTAATAAACCTTTAAATCTTATACAGATTTATTGTAAAGAGATACCAGTAGATATGGCAACTGATGAACAATTAGATGAATGTAGAGAAGACAAAAGTTTAGTTAGAGAAGAGTATGGGTGGATGGATTTTGCAACATATAAAGGTTGGCGTTCATACCATGCAGAATGTCATGTGTGTCATGGTCCTGATGCAATGGGTGGTTCATGGGCACCTAACTTAATGCAATCACTTCAAAATGGTTTAGATTACTATGATTTTTTCGAAGTAATTGCAAACGGTAGAGGTGAAGCTGAAGGTGCACAATCTGGAAATGTTATGCCAGCATTTGGTATGAATCCAAATGTTGCACCACACATCAACGACATATATAGATATATTAAAGCACGAGCAGATGGTAAAATTAGAAGAGGTGTAAGATTACCTAAGTTACCTAAGTTTAAAGAATAAATATGGTAAATAAAAAACCTAAATTAGACTTTGGACCAACAAAAGAAGAACATGGATGGTTCTACTATGTGTGGAATTGGAAGACCTATGTATTTTATGCATTATTAATTGCTCTCGCAACTTTAGGGTGGATAGAACAAGGCATTACAGGAGTTCTATCTGCTGTAGTTATATTGTACGGACTTAAATGGTTAGGAAAGTTACTATAAATGAAAAGGAATAAGAAATGGAAGTT